GGTGGTAATCACCCTGGCACTACTTTAACTGGTACTTGGGTGAGAATGGGCTTTACACAAAATCCAGCTGGTACAGATCAACAAACCACGGTATTTTTGAGGCAATCATAATGGCGATCAATACAACATTAATAGCAGTAAGAAATCCAAGATGGCATACATTAAAAGATTTCAAAAGAGATGAAAACGGTGCATCTGTTAAAGACGAGTCAGGTAATCATATAATAGTAGATGTCCTTGATGAAAACGGTAACACTATAAAAGTAATTGAATGTGAAACTAAATGGACTCATTTAGGAGACGACACACAAGAATGGACACCATTTACAGCTAACCCTGAAGACACAGAAGAACATGGAAAAGCTCTTCATGCTGATTTAGTCGCTGGTAAACACGGTGCTATTGCTGACGAGTAATTTCAAAATTAAAAGATAAAGATCTTCTAGTTTCTGTAGGATTTTTTAATTGTATTGGCATTACTAAGTGCTGATGTTTAGCATCAAATATGTAAAAATCTCCTACCTCTGGTTTAAAGGATGTTACTTTTTCACCGTGAACATCAGTAAATGTCAATCTTCCGTTTAATAAATTTTTGTGTAAATCATTTTTAATACTCATCTCAGGTGTTTTTAAAAATAAAACTGTTGACCAACCAGAGGCGTATCCCTCCTTTGTAACATTGTGTGTATGAGGTGGATTCCACTCTCCATCTTTCATATCATTTATCCAAGCAGAAGTAATGTTGTAATCTTTTACGTTTTCATAATCTTTTGTATTTAAAAGTTTGCCATTTTCTGCCACACAATCTTTCATGCATTCGTACATGGTATAAATTATTTTTGCACTCGGTAACATATTAGTTACATCTAATTCTGTTTCTATATTGCCAGCTAATTTGCTACCATATGGTTCTAAAGTATGTTTATTTTTTTCATAAATATTATTTAATTCATCGATTTCATCTAAAGGTAATTCATATTTTCTTATGATTTTTCCCATAACTATAGCTTTAGTTTTAATTTTTTTCCCAAGTTCCCAGCCAGCCATATTTAATCCTTTCTTATCTTATATTTTACTAATCTATAACACCAAATCGATGTCAAGAAAACAATTTAAAATAATTATATTGCAGAACAAAAAAATATGCTTACATTAGGTTCTCACCAAAATTAACAATCACAGGAGAAAATATGGAAAATGCAGATTTAAATAAAGCCATTGCCTACCTTGCAGATAAGGTGAGCAAATATCACGAAAGACTATTGGCAGTTGAAAGAGACGTTAAAAGACACGAAGAGAATAATGAAAAACATTGTTGTGATGATTGTTCATGTAAAAAATCTTAATTAATGTGGAACGTCAAATTTATAAGCTAAGGATATTCTTATCATTCCTTTAGGAAGAGATCGATCAGGTGCTTGACCCCAATGTTTTTTATGGGCTGGAAATAATACAGCCCTGTTAGGTCTAAATTCTACAACATTTTTAAGTTCATCTCTTTCATCAAAAAATGAAAGATGTCCTTGGTACTCTACTTGCCATTCTAAATTTGGATAATATAAAAAAGTTAAATTACCATCATCTGTGTGAGGATTACCTACTTGACATGCAGTTTGTCCGTTTGCATATATTCTACGAAATTCATAATTTTTTAAATGTGGTAATTTTTTATGAATTTGTTTTAGTAACTCATCACTAAAAAAAGAATCATCTTCTAAATGATTCAAATGCCACAAACCTCTGTAAGATAAAATCCATTTTTCGCTTTCTCTTAGTTTGTGCCAAACATTTTTGTGTAAGTCTTTTGAAAAAAAATTATCAAAAACTTGCATTTATTCTGGAGTTTCTCCTAACATGTCAGCTAAAGACGGTGCAAAAATTTTAACATCTCTTCTAATTTTTTCTTCAGTAGTTGAGGATGACGGGTCATCAATATCTGCTTGAGCTGCAGCTTCTGATTCGTACTCAGCTCCAGTGTCTACATTTGTTATTGTTGTTTCTGTTTTTACTTTGTATTTAGGAATTTTTCTACCATCTTCTGTTGTGATGTGTCCTAGTAATTTAGCTGGTTCAATTATCGGCATTTTGTCCCCACATAATATTAAAACTTAAAATAATTCTATCTTCATTAGAATTATTTATTTTAACTTCATGTTGTAACCAAGATGGGAAAAAAATCAAGTCATTATCCTTTGGTTCATAGCTTACACTATGTGTTAAATGCACAGAGGCATTCTTGTTTACAGGTGCAGATAATATTTCAGCTTGTGGTCTTGGATCTAAAAATACTAAATTTCCACTTTTTTGTGGCACTTTTAGGTAATATACACCAGATAAAAAATTATAAGGATGGGTGTGAACAGTATTACGTGAACCTGGTGGATTTATTATCGCCCAAAGTCCAGTTAATTCTGGATCTATATTATTCTGTAATTCTAAATGTTTGAAACACTCTTTTGCGTTGAATAGTATATCACCAGTTATTTGTTTAAATTTTTCATCTTTATACAATTCATCGTGACTGTGCCAACCACCAATATTAGATTTTGGCACGCCTTTTTCATCTAGTTTTTTTATTTCATAAAGCCTGTCTACTAAACTTTCATGACCTACTGATTTTGTAATCATAATTGGCGTTATGAATAGTGATTGTAATTTCATTTTAGTCCTTTCTAATTCTTGTTATTGAGTTCCTTCTTTTTTTTGGGTGGATACCATATTTAATGTACATCCAAATTAATTTATAAATTAATTTTTTCATTTTATCCTTTCTATAGTTGACCTTTTGTAACCTCCATAAAGCTTACAATTATATGAACTTGGTTAGCAGCATTAGCTTGTGCTTTTAAAACATCAGATTCTTGCAACACAAGTGGTTGCGATAACAATTCTGTCGTTGTGTTTGTAGCAACACTTTTAGCTTTAAATAATTCGAAAGTTGCAGATGATCTCACTACCTCTAAATCTACGAGTGTCGTACTTCCAGAGTCATTACAAATTAAAATTGATTTTATCACATCTGTTGTAGGAGGGACAGGTGGCGTAGCACCAGGATCAGCTGTGGGCACCGTTAATATGGTTGTTAAATCTGTTGATGTCATATCAACCATCGAACTTTTAAATGTATTAGCCAAGGAAAAAACTCTCCGATTCTGATTCTTCTTTTAAATCTTGTTGATAGTTAGTGTTAAGTAATAATATTATTTGATCTAATAATTTTATCATCTGATCAAACTGACCTGCATCATACTCTGGTGTAGCATTAGGTAATCTTGTTATTGTAATTTTAGCCATTATCTTCTACCGTCTGGTCTTATCTGCAATTTCTGTGAACCAAGTCTCCAAGGTGTATCATCAACTGTATTAGTTGTATATCTTATTTTCACTGCTCTACCTCTACCTCGCACACTTATTTTCTCAGTAGTGCTAGTAATAGAGCCAGTAGTTTGTACATTCGAAGCTGATTGAGGGTATTGTTCAAGTGTTAATCTTGCTGTCATGGTGTTTGCAAGATTGTCAAAATCTGGAACCAATTTACTTACTGACATTAGCTGATCACCGTCCGCTATTTCTACAGATCCTGTTTCAAGAAAAGCTGTTATTGCTGTGCCGTCAGCTTGATTGTTGCCTACTTCATGCTCATAAATAAAAGATGCACCCGCTGTTAAACCTAAAATTGAAGTAGCGTTGGCTGTTGTAGAGCTACTATACTCAGTAGCAATAGGAGATTCGTAAACATAAGCACCAAGCCAAGTTGTTCTAGCTAAATTTATTGTATACCAAGTTCCCTCTAAATAATTATAAGCAACAGCCCTGTCTATTTGAGATGCGTTTGCTGAAGGATAATACCATATAATTTCATTGTAGGCAGTGTTTAGGCCAACAGCGATATCGTTTTTGTTAGTATAACTAATATTATCAAAGACAAAATCTTGAACAGAGCAGGGCATTTTTTTTACAACACCATCATATAGATAAAAGGCGTCATCAGACATCCAATATGCTACCCCATTAACTTCTATGGCAGCATGTTGAGCAATTAAACCTGCATTTGCACCAAGTTGTCTTAATCCAAATGTAAAAGGTGATCCTACAAACTGTAGACCATGTAATGAAGTGTCTGTCCAAATAAGAATTTGACCAGCTGATTTGATAGCTCCTACAATTATTGATCCATCTGATATACGTAATGACCCTGCTTCGTTTGTTGCAACAGGTGTATAATCTGTAGCGTCCTCTCTGTCAGAAAATCTTAATAATAAATCGTCTTGTGTAGCAGTATTACCTATAGTCGTTTCTGTTCCAAATATTAATAAATGTCTTGTGTCTGTAGAGACTAAACTAAATCTTGATGCTGTAGGAGCATTAGACAAGGCAGTTGCTCTCGCAGCTAAACCACCTGACGTGTCCCAAATAAATGTTCCCCCATTCAAAACTGTTGCTATTAAATCTTCACCAAAATTGTCTAAAGACCAATTTCTTGCTGTTATTACAACATTTGATGATGATCTTGGTGTATCCCATGTGCTTGCCCCCCAAGTGTCTGTTCCCCAACCGTACCCGTATGATGATGTTGTAGGTCCTGGGTTAATTTGATATGTAGCAGTGGTTGAACCACCACCACTCGCTGTTGATCCCGTTGCATTAGTTCCAGCGTTAATAGTAAAAGTATTAGCAGTTGGCACCGTTAAAATTTCAAATTCATTATTAAAATCTATACCATCGACAACATTTGTAGATCCATTATCAAAAGTTACAAAAGCACCTACCTCAGCATTGTGAGTATTATCTGTTACAGTAACAGTTGATGATCCACTTGATGTGGTAAAAGGATTTGTTAAAGCTTGAGTTTCTCTTAATGGAGTTATATCATAAACTTTACCTTCAGAAAAAATATATAGTTTTCTATCTGTGCCTAATGCTAAATACCTTGTTCCATCTAAACCAATCCAAGAATGTGTGTCTCTTACAGCACCAACCACGGTTACATTAGGATTTGGTAAATTAACCCACCCACCCCATCTTTCAGGTTTACCATAATGAAATCTTACAAAATCAGAATCTATATATTTACGTTGATCTCCTGCAGAATAAGCTGAGTCTTGTTTATCTATGCCTGGTTTGAATTTTAAATCTACTAATTGCATGGATTTATAATAAATTACTTATTGTTATGAGGCAAGAATTGAGTTCCAACATTACCCTTAAAAGCATAATTTCCGTAGTGAGTCATGCCTGACATTATATCAGCATAGATTTTACCACCCATATTTTGCCATAAACGGCAGAAAGCGTAGTCCTCAGATAGATATCTTTTTGTTTGTGGCTCTATCATAGTGTCAAAAAAAGCATAATTCCAATCAGAAGTTTCATGATAATTAAACTCTGTATCGTGAGATTGGTTAATGTGCTGATCAGGTTTAAATTTAAGATCTGGATATATTCTTGCCATACGTTCAAACACTTCTCTTTTAATCATCATGAAACCCGTAGGTCCATCAAGCACCTCAATAAAACCTTTGTCCAACATTATTTTATCAGGATTTTTTACGTTTAAATTATATTGTAATGAAGCAGCTAAAAGCTTATCTTCAGATATATCTGGGTTTTCTTTCAGTCTTTTTTTTACTTTTATCCAGTCAATAGTTTTTCTTGGATAAATTCCTGTCACTATTTCTTTATTATATTCTAACATTCTAATTACAGAGTTAGGATTAAAAGCTAGATCAGAGTCTATAAATAATAAATGTGTATAATCACCATCCATAAATAATTGAACTAAAGTATTACGTGCTCTAGTAATCAATGATTCATTACCTATCGTTCCAAATTGTAGTTCTATCTTTTTAGTTGCTGCTAAAGCAACAAGTTGCATGCAACTTTTAAAATAATCAGCTGTTAACATACCGCCATAACAAGGTGTGCCTATAAATATTTTATGTTGTTGCATACTCTACTTTTAAATACTCTATTTTTCTTACCCAGCCTCTTGGTATCGCTATCGCTCCACCACCATGGTCATCATCTTTGTCTACGCACCAAGATCGCATTATTACAATTTTGTCATCATTATTAACAACCATATATCCTACCTCTTGGCACACGGCTAACGGAGCGTTTACAATATCTTTAATATGTAACCAGCCCGTTTCTGTATCTTTAGCATCTAACCAAGTTATTCTAACCATTGGATATTTAATAATGTCAAAGCTTGCCATCTTTTTTTTCAGCTTCTTTATAAAAAATATTTAACGTATATCTTTCACTGCTTTCGCCAAATGATTGTAAGTCGGAATGAGGTATTATACTACCGTTAAAAAACAAAGCCCTATTTTCAACAAAACCAATGTGTGAAGATAATTGATCTTTTCTCATAAATCCTGTGCCATTGTTTAGAAGTGGCTCTCCTTTTACAAACAAAAGTAAGTTTGCAACATTACCTTTATCGACATCAACATGAAACAAAGGCTCTTTGTTGACTCGAATATGTGCACTAACAGATATTGGCTCTAAGTCTCTGTTGGGAAAAAAATAGTTTTTTATTAAATTTAATAATGGGTCACTGTGAAAACTGTGTGGAAATGTATGTCTTCGTCCATATATTTGACCCTCTGGATTTTTTACTTCAGTGTATTTGATTTTTAAAAAAGTTTCTTGTAATGACTCCAGCGTTTCTTGTGATAAAAAATTGTCAACGTACATCACAAATTCTGTATTTTTATTATGGTTCATGAAGATACTGGTGTTTCATCTTTTTTTATTAAATGTAAATTAAATGAAACGGATCTTCTTTCTTCATCCTTTGTTCTAAATGGGTATACGCCGTGCGCTAGCCAATTAGGAAATAAAAAAATATCTCCTACTTTTGGTGATTCTTGATGTTTGTGACCACTAAAAGTAGCAGCTTGACCATTAAACCAACAAATATCTCCAACAGTTGGGTAATGATCTTCTCTTGCATATTCTTCAGGTAAACTAGGAGGAACTCTTAAATAACACACTCCAGAAAGTTGACCCTCGTGTATATGAAAAGGATTAAAATCTCCAGCCCATTGACTAACAACCCACATAGATTCAATAATCATTTTGCCTACAAACTCAGGTTTTATCGTTTCACTAGCTGGTGGTATAGATATGTAATGTTTAACCATTTCTCCTATGAGTTGTGCCATAGGTAAAAATTCTTCAGTATTCATCCACTCTTGTGGAAACCTTACCTCTTGTTTAACGTTGCCTGCTAAATTACTTGAATGATCAAATTGTTTTGAAAGTTTTTTATCGTCGAGCATTTCAGTTGACTTTTTATCTAACATGTTTGTTATGAAATCAGGCATTTTGCCCCTCATTATTGTGGGACCGAAAGGTCTAATTGTATCAAATTGTAGTTTTATTTCTTTCTGCATTCGAATCTCCTCCATTTATCTATTGTCATATAGCAATAATTTGCCTATAAATATAGAAATAAATTGGTAATTTCTTCAAGTCCATCCAAGCTTGCTTTCCAACAAACATAAAGTTGCTAACTAAAAGGATTATGCATGATTGATGAACAATTTTTACAGACTATTCCCCAGTACGGTATTGGTGGTTTTGTCGGTAAAGTATTTAAAAAAGTAAAAGATACTGTCAAAAAAGTAGCCCCCATCGTTGGTGGTGGTATCGGCTTTTTAATCGGTGGATCCGCTGGTGCTGGTATTGGAGCTGGTATTGGTGGATTAATTGCAGGGCAAAAACCAGGAGAGGCTCTTGGCACTGCTGCACTAGGTTATGGTATCGGATCATTAGCGGGTAGTTTTGCTCCTATTGGTCGTTATGCAGGAAGAGGTATACCAGGAACAGACATAGGTGGTTTGTTAGGAACGGCACAAGATAGAAGAGCATTAACAACTGCTACTGACGATCCTGCAAATATTTTACAAAGATTAATTGGTGGTGGTAGTAGCACACCAAAACTTTCAAATGCAGAACAAAAAATAATAAACTATCAAAGCCAAATAAATGCTGGAGAGTTAGATGCAGATTTAGGAAAAGAATTAATAAATTTAGAAAAATTAAAAATTTTTACAGGACAAGATAAAAAACCAATACTTGGAGGTAATTTAGGTAATGTATTGACAGCAGGAGCCGCTATATCACCCATTGCAACTTACTTAGCTGCACAAGCTGAACAAGAGGCGTTTGTTCCAGAAGATCCTAATGCGTTAAATCCATTTTATTATATGAACCCAGAAGAGTTCCAAGTAGCGGGTCTGGGCACAAGACCAATTTATTTTGATACATTACAAGATGATTTTGGTGTACCAAGAGAAGATTTACCTACAGATTTTATTAGACCAACAACAGCAGCTCAAGGTGGTATTATGAGATTAGCAAACGGAGGCACTCAAGAGTTTCCAAGAAAAACAGGTGAGATTAATGGACCAGGCACTGGCACATCTGATGACATACCAGCTATGTTAAGTGATGGTGAATTTGTATTTACTGCTAAAGCTGTTCGTAATGCAGGTGGCGGTAGCAGAAGAGAAGGTGCTAAGAGAATGTATCAAATGATGAAAAATTTAGAAAAAGGTGGTACACTATCTGAACAATCAAGAGGAGTAGCATAATGGTAACGCAAACACAAATAACGAGAGAAGCACCAGATCTAGAAGCTCGTCGTTTAGGTTTAATTGATAGTGCAAAAGCACTTACAGAACAACCAATAACGTTACCAGATTATACCCTTGCAGGATTCACGGCCCCCGAAGCACAAGCATTTAATTTAGCTGGTCTTGGTATTGGTGCTTATGAGCCATTATTAAATCAAGCACAACAAGCAATTTTAGCAGGACAAGGCACCACTGCAGGAACAATACCTTTGTTAACTGCTTTGGCACAAACTCCAACATCTGCAAGTTTTGAACCTTTTCAAAGTAATTTTCAACAAGCTGTTATTGACCAAACTTTAAAACAATTAGATGAGGAAGCTGCTCGATCACAAACCCAATTAAGTGATTTAGCTCAATCAAGAGGTGCTTTTGGTGGATCAAGACAAGGTGTACAAGAAGCATTACTTGGAGAGGGTTTACAAGATGCTAAAGCAAGAGCTATAGCAGGATTGAATCAACAAGCATTTGAAAACGCCCAAGCTGCTTTTGCAAGAAATCAAGAATTACAGCGATTGGCGGCACTAGGTATTGGTGGCTTAGGTGCACAACAAGCAGGTTTTGCGGCACCTCTTTCAGGATTGGCGGCTCAACAACAATCACAAAGAGGACAAGATATAAGTCAATTACTTGGTATTGGCGGTTTACAAAGACAGCAAGCTCAAGCAGGATTAGACATCGGTAGACAAAATATTTTACAAAATATTTATGAACCTTTCCAAAGATTAGGTTTCTATGGTGATGTATTAGCAGGAGCACCAACAACTCAACAAACATTAGTTCCTGCAACAAGTCCAGGAGTTTCACCTTTACAACAAGCAATTGGTGTTGGTATAGGTGCTTTATCTGGTATTGCAGGTCTTAGAAGGTCAGGAGTAGTATAATGAGTGTTTTAAATAGAGCGATGTTTAATAAAAATATGCCAGTCGTAAGAAGAGCAATAGGTTCTAATCAGTTGGGAGAGGTAAGAGATAGAATTTCAGCTGATGAACAAAGAAAATTTTTGGATAGAAGACAACAGTTAATAGAGCAGAGAAATCAACCTGGTGCAATAGAGAGTTTTTTTACAAACCTTGCTAGTAATTTAAGAGACACATCTAAAGCAGTAGGAGGTCTTTTTAATACTGATACACCTGTAAGTGATGATTCAACAGTGTATGATTTTGGTGAATATGGCGGAACTTATGATTTAAAAGACCAAGGTTTTCAAAGAGTGCTCCGTAACTATTTACCAGAGGGTGCTGAACTATTTGTGGGAGACCCTAATAAATTTTTATTATCTCCAGAAGGTCAGCAAGCAATAGAATTATTTAGAGCTGATATATTAAAAACACAAGAAGCTAACAGAGCCATGGGATCACCTATAACAGGTGAGGGTATAAATGGTCTTAAAAAATTAGACGAAATGAGATTTAGACAAATGGGGTCTCCAATGCAAGGTGAAATTGCACAGCAAGCAATGATGCCACAACAAAACCCAGAGAATGTTGGGATTATGCAAGGTTTTGAAGAAGACGCAAAAACAATTGTTGATGCTGGGTCAGAAAAAAAAGAAGAGTTTGATAAAGCTGAAGACTATGAACAGTTAATGAATACCATTAGAGGAGATAAAAAATCTGAAGATCAAAGAAGAGATGAGCTAGCAGAAATTGTTGGTGAAAAAGATGCTAATGATACACCAGATAGTGTTTTAAC